ACTGTGTAAGCAGCAAACGGCAAATACTCCACCATTGCAAAGTGAATCAGCATCGGCTGCAAGTAGTCCGTGACAAGAGCCAAGTAAGGATTCGCCAACGTACCTGCAATGATGTCATTGCTAATCTTGTCGTAGAGTTTCGTGCCTGTATAGTTTTGCAGGTGAATCTCCTGTGCAATCTTAATGAACTGAATGAACTTGTCGGTGTCCACGTTACCGCCAATGGCGGTGTTGCGAACCAAGTCTTCTCTCTTAATCCAAAGTGCCGTTGCCATTATCGTGGGTTTACAAATCCTTCATTCGGCATATCAACGGGGCGAGTAGCAACCTTCTTGTCGTTGGTCTCCAAATCTACGCCCTCACGCTTTGCCTTGTTTACACTCACCTCTGCGTTTGGGTTGCCTACGTCAGGGGTTAGTCCTTCGCCTTTTGCTAAATATGTTTTACGCATCCAGAAGTGATGGCATCTTGCTCCGCCTTTGTAGAGCCATATTGAATAGGTAGATGCTCCTGCCACCCCAAAGCCTGCGTTGACTGCTTGGCTACCCATACGCTCAATGTCCTCCTTGCGGTAGACCTTGCCTGCTGATATCATCTTCTTGCAGAACTCACGGCTATTGGCCTTCGTTGATTCGGGAGCGTAAGCATAGCGCACCTTGTAGCGTTTGCCTTCTTCAGTTACTCCGTCTTGGCTGCTCTTGGCGTTTGGGAATGCGCTTCCTGTTGAAGCGAAAGCGTACTTGCTCAATGCCTGTTCTGCTTCGTAGTCAACGGGACGCTCATCTACGAGTTCCCATTCTTCTTCGTTGATTACTTCGCCTAACTGCTCCAACTCCGTGAACACCGCATCGAAATGCTCATCAGTAGGCTCTTGGCTTGACAACTTTACGCCTGTCTCCTCCTCACGAGTCTCGGCATCCATCGGGGTGACAATCTCCTCCGTGAACTCAAGCGGCTGAAGCGTCTTGAAGTACAAGTTCAGGTTGATGTCGTTATAGTGAAGGATGGTTTCAAAGCCATCAAGAATCACCTCTTGCTTTGGGCGGATGACAATGTTGTCAAGCAACGTAGAAGCCGTTTTAAGCTCATCTGCGTTGTTGCCGAGACCTGTGTTATCCTTGATGCCTAAAAGCATCGGAGAAACAATCCTATGCGCCACCATCAGCTTCTGTGTAGCCTCTGTAGATAGGAACTGATATTGGTCAGCAGCATCCGACAACTGAACGGGGTCAATCGTAGCAGCAAGCTCCTTGTTGTCGTTGAACGCCAAGATGAACTTACCTGAATTAGATGAGCCGCTAAACTTGTTTGCAATCTGCATCTCAATCTGCCTGCGCTCCTCTTCACTCGGTACTCCGTTGTTGAAGTTAATCATCATCGAAGGAGCAAGTCCGTTCTGAATGTTGTTGATGTGGTAGTTGGCAATCTCCTCCTCAAGGTTTGCATATGGAAGCCCGCCTTGATAGTCAACGGGTGAGTAGTAGTAGAATCCTGCTCGGTATGGCTTTAAGTACAATACCTCCAAACCTTCACGGCTTGTGCCAAAGGCGGGGATGCGTACAGGCGTTTCTTTACGGCTGCGCACCTCAAACCAATCCTTTGCGTAGTAGTAGGCTTTTACCTCGCCATCTTCATCGCAGCGTTCTGCACGAAGCGTCTCAACAGGGATATGCTCTACCTTGACAATGGTGTTGTGGTCTTTCGAGTAGATGACCTGAATGGCGCATTGCCCCATCATCACGTAGTCAGAAACAACCTTCTTTACGCAGTCCTTTGTGAATAGACCTTTCATCGCTGCGTACTCACTCGGCTTGCGAGCAGAATCCGTAGCGTCAAGACCCTTTCCGTAGGTCAAGTCCATCAACGAGTTGAGGATTGCGTTATTGGTTGGTGACCCGTTGTAGCGGTCAATCAGATACTGAAAGTAGTCGTTGTCGTCTCCGTACTCTACCCAATCCTTGCCTTGCACCTCTTTGACAACAGGTGTGGTGTAGGATGACAGGTTTACTACGTGGACTTTAGATGATGATGTACTCATTGTCGTATGTTGTTTCTTCGGTGTAGACTCCTGCGTTCACCGTGAACTTGTCGTATTCCGTTTGTGAAGTTACGAATACTCGGTCTCTATAAATGAGATTTCCTGCGTTAAAAACCTTCAACCCATAGAAGCGGTTGGTCACCAACGAGAAAGTGCCTGTAAGGGTCATAAAACCATTCGCAGAGGCAGCCGTTACCGCAGGGGTTGCAGTTGTGTTTGTTGATTCATCAATCAACTGAATCGTAACGCTCGCAGGAAACGAACGAGGGATGATTGTGATTGATTGTGGCGAAGCCGATACTTGAAGAATATGCATCTCAAGTAAATAACCTCACGATGTTAAATTGTTTAAAAAAGAAAAGAGGGCCGAAGCCCTCTCATCCATCCCATCACTTTAGCACTCTTTCGATTTGCTGAAGCAAATATATTAAACTTATCGCAAAGAACGATAAGCCTTAATTGTATTATCTGCCTTCGCCAAAGCGGTAAGCAAATCTTGTTCAGCAGCCTTAATGTCTTTAATCTCTTTGATTGAGTTTACATCAAGTCCCAACTCTTTTGCAGCCGTTTCGGTGCGGTCAATAGAATTGGTAATGACTTGTGTCAAAGACAATGCAAATCCATATTCAGCATCTAAATCTTTAGCCAAGCGAGCAGCCTCATCAAAAATGTTAAGCAACTTTACTTCAGCATCACGCAAAGAGTTTACTCGCTCTTTTGATTCTTGAACTCGTGTAACAAGCTCACTAACCAAAGACAATTCTACTTTGTGAGTGCGTAACTCCTCGCCAATCTTGGCAATTTTAGAAAAAATGTGTTTGCTCATTAGATATTGTTTTGAATGCGTGCAATTGCAGAAATAGCAGAATCAAAAGAATCACGAGATGCAACAAACTGCTTCTCCCATCCGTTAAACTGACCCTCATCAACACCAAGTGACTTTGCCATTGCTTGAGCCTTGCGAGCTTCAGCAACAGCAGTTTCGGCTACTTTTTGAGCAGCACGTAGAGCAGTAATGGCAGCATCAAGTTGACCACTTGCTTTGTCGCTTGCTGATTGGATTGTTGATTGGTAACCCTTGATGTCACTCAAGGCGTTGAACTCTACCTTCATCGGCTCTTTAGCCGAGAACTTTGCAAATACTTTGTTAAGTGTACTCATAATATAAGGGGGCTTGCGCCCCCCTCATTATTTAAGAGTTAGAACCCGTTACGATTACCGCAGATGCGTTAACTCCTGCAAATGGATTGGTAGCCGTTGAGCCATCCAAAAAGTTAGCAGGAGTAACCTCTTGGCCTTCCATTACAAGCGTGTAGCCTGAAAGGTCACCCATTGCAGCACCCGTTACAATCGTTCCGCCCGTAACTTCAGCACCATTCAAGCGACCCATCATAAATGTGTTGCCATTGTAGTCCGTTACGAAAGCGTAAGGACGCCCGTAAGCAAGAAGCTTTAATTGCTTGTTGTCAGTTTTGCTCAACTTGGTTAAAGTCAAGTTCAAAGTTTGAGTGAAGAAGGTAGTACCATTCTCACGGCTTGAGTTGAAGGTTTGCTCGAATGAGCTATTGCCTTTTACGTCATATTCAAATCCCGAAAAGCTTCCGCCTGAAGCGGTACCGCTAATGCTCGCAATCGAATCATCAGCAGTAAGCACAACGGGACGCAAAGCATCGTAATTGACGAATATCACACTTTTGATGCCTCCGACAACGTCTTTACAGGGAATCGCCCTGCCTAAAGTAATATCACACGCCATTGTTTGTTGTTTTATTAGAATTAAAAAAAGAGGGCGAGGGCAATGCCCAAGCCCCCTCTTGATTTACATTAGGTCAGATTAAGAGTAGAGAACTACGTCAGAACCGATACCGTACTGAACACCTGCGAAGAAGCGCAGGATTACACGGATGTTGTCCGAACCATCGAGGTCGGCCATATCGAGGACACGTACTTCGTTGCGCTCGTTCAACAGTCCTGTTCCGAAGAAAAGGTTTGAAGTTTGAGCAGCGACCATCTTGTTAGAAGGAAGTCCGTTAACCATAGCTACACGAACACCATCAAAGAACAAGTCTCCGTTGCCGTACCACATAGTGCCTTTGTTGTCAAGACCATTAGCACCAAGACCTGAAGTACCGAAGCCACCAAGCGCACGAACGTAAGCCTTAGCCACGTTTTGTGGAACGTAGATGGTCAAGTCCTCCTTGCCGTAAAGGGCAGCAGGGATAGCGTCCATTACCTTGCCAAGCTCGGTGATGACGTTAGAAGCAGTCACAGTCGTAGCAGTTACGTCTACAACGTCAGCGTCAGCAGTCATCAAAGAGATAAGACCTGAGAACTCACCTGCTGAAGCAGCGTTTCCGTTCCAAATGTTCTGCTCAATCTTTTGGGCAGTCTTGGCAGCTACGTGAGCAATCAAGAAGTCAGCAAAAGAAGCAGGGATGCTATCGTAGGCAGAGAAGCCCATTTGACCACCAATCCAAGAATCGTAGTAGTCCTTCTTGCAAAGCTGAAGGTTAACTTGGAATGGTTCAACCTCAAGAACTCGGTCAGTCAAGGTCAAGGTTGAAGTGGCATCAAAATCACAGGTAGCGTCCTTGACGATTCCGTCAGTAGCAACTTTTTGAAGAGTGGTTTTGAAGTTTACGTTTGGAAGGATTTCGATGAGACCCTTGTCAAGCGTGTCTGCGCTCAAAAGAGCAGCAGAGATGTACTTACTCGCAAATTGACCTGCGTAGTTAGTAGTGATAGAAGTAACCGTAGCCATTTTCTAAATTTGAATTTTAATTGTTAAGACGTGCAAGGACTCGGTCAAGGGTTTTTGCGGGACGCTTGAACTCAACCTTGTTGGCTTGCTTTGTTTCGGGGTTGTGCTTGATGGGCTTCGCAGCAGGCTCGGCTGACAACTCGGCTTTCACCGCTGCCATCTCTTCCTTCTTGGCGTAGCCGCCCATCTCCTCACGCATTGCTTTCATCTCCTCACGCATCATTGCAATCTCTTCGAGAACTTTCTCTACGA